CCTATGATACAGCTTTCTCTACAGCAAGTACGGCTGATTATAGTGTAATACAAACATGGGGTATCTTCTATATGTATAATCAAGATGATCAAGGATATGAAGATTATGCTCCCCACCTAATACTTCTTGGTAATATCAAAGGTAGATTTGAATATCCAGAGTTAAGAAAGTTAGCACAAAAATTATACAACCAACATAAACCTGATGTTTGTATGATAGAAAAGAAAGCATCTGGTCAGTCTCTAATACAAGATATGCGTAGGGCTGGTCTACCTATTTTAGAATATACGCCTGATAGAGATAAGACTGCAAGGGTATATGCATCTACACCTATGATGGAATCAGGTAGAGTGTGGATACCTACAAATAAAAAGTGGGCAGATGATCTAATAGAAGAACTTATACGTTTTCCAAATGCGGCCCATGATGATCAGGTAGATGCTTTGACAATGGCTGTGCATTATATGAAAGACTCATGGCATCTTACACATCCTGACGATCCTGAGTATGAAGATGGTGAAAGAAATAAAAGAGCAACTTATTGGAATATATGATTTGCGAATATTAAAAAAGTATGATATACTATAGTATATTAAAGTTTAGGGGAAATCATGTCAACTACTTTTAGAAAAAGACCAGGTACTCGTGGTGTTGACTTACGAAGGTATGCTTCTACAGGTCTTCAAGCATTTGGTCCTGATGTGCTTGTTGAAGAAGACTATCTTAAAATAGGTGGTCCTGAAGCATCAGAATTTTTTAAAGAATATAAAGATGATCCTTTAGTTACTGATCTTTTAAATAGATATCAATTTGCTCAGTATGATCGTGATTCCTCAGATTTTAGCTATGTAGTTGATTATGATGATCCTGCCTTTAAAGAAGGACCAATAACAGATTTTAATACAAGTGCTATTCGTCTTGAACGCAGACCAGAACTTATTGATTTACCTATTCAGAGTTTAAATGATTTAAAGAAACAATTAGAGTTAGCTAAAAAGGGTCAAGGTTTTGGTGCTCCTGATGTAAGAGATGATCCTACATTAGCAGAAGAACAAAGATTAGAAAATTTTAAAGCACAAGCTAGAAAAGACTTTGTTAATTTAAAAGATTTTCTTGGTGAAGAAGTTAGTGAAGAAGAACGTGATCTTGCATTTAAAGCTAATATAGAAGAAGTAGACTATGGAGATTTTACTCCTATAGGTGGTAGAAAAAGTTTAGAGTTTGAACCGATTAGAGACGTAGGTTCGGGATATGTAGCTCCAATATTTGATGAAGATTTTTTACCAAGAGAAAGATTTCAATCACAATTTGATCCTATAGATCCTGATCGGGATTTAGAATATACTCCTCTTGAAGAACTTGATCTTCCTCCTGGTCCAAGAGAGGTATTAAATGAACCTGATCTTCCTACTGTAATTAATCGACCTATTATAAATAGACCTCTACCTGAAGATGAGCGACCTCCATTTGTAAGATCAGTAGCACAAGGTGGTTTAGTTGGACTACCTATTGTTGCTAGAAAAGCTGGTGGTAATGGTAATAGTAGCAGTAGTTCTGAAAGTGAGTCTGAATCAGAAAGACAACAACAACAACAAGATATGTATGATGAAGACTATAAAGATGATGACTTTGGTACAGATGACAAAAAGTCAGGCGATGAAGGCCCTCCAGAAACAGATGAAGAATTTATAAAAGAACAATTAGATAAATTTGCAGAAGACAAACAAAAGGAAGAAGAGGAAAAAAAACAAGCTGAAAGAGATGATCTTTTTGAAGAATTTCCGGGCCGCCAAAAAACACCAGCAGAAATGGAAGGCATCGAAATAAAAACTCTTCAAGATCAAATAGCAGAACAAATTGCTAAAGAACAAGACATTGAAAAAACAGAAGTAGATCCTATAACTGTACAAAACGTAGTAGATGCTATGAGAGATATTACAGAAAAAGGATTAACTGTTGATGTGGGAGTAGATTTTCAAGTAGACCCTGATGACCCTACTGGTAAACCTGAAAGTTCAACACTAAGTTTTAGTGGACCAGATGCGGCTGATTATGCTTTATCACAAATAGCTGAAGCTGTTGGAGCAGGATTAGATCTTGCTGGAGATTTTGGTAAGGGAATGTATGCAGTGACCCCTACTGCATTACTTACAAGTGGATTATTTGGAGATCCAAAAGATAAGTATTCTGTAGGTGCTAGAGCTATGGAGGAATTTGGATTTGAGGTTCCATTTCCAAATGCTTTAGATAGTATTAAAAGTGCTCTTGGTTTTAGTCAAGCAGAAACAATTAAAGGTCAGTCTCCTGATCCAATAAGTGTTACAGAACAAGATTTAGAAGCTATAAATAAAAGTGAGTTAAATACATTAAGTTTTCAAGATAGAAATGAAGTTGAAACTAAAGCAGAAGATTTAAGTAAAGTAGCTAATATATCATATAATGAAGCATTAGCTGTAGCATTAAATGATTATTTTGGAATGGGTGCTGATTTTGAAAGTTAATAAGGATTAAATAAAATATGGCTGTAGAACAAAATCCACTTGAGCAGATACCTCAAGAAGAAAATATTAAAATAGCTCCTGAAGCTATGATGGAAGATAATCTAAACGCTACTTTTGAAGTAGACGATGATGGTGGTGTTATTGTAGACTTTACTGAAAATACAGAAATGGAAGCTACGGATTCTGTTGCTGAGTGGTTTGGTAATATGGTAGAAGAGTTAGATGATGAAGATCTAACTGATATAGCTAATACTGTTATTGAAAATTTTGAAGCAGATAGAGACTCTAGACAAGAGTGGGAGTCTATGTTTGAAAAAGGCTTTGATCTTCTTGGTCTTAAACTAGAACATGGATCAGAACCATTTGAAGGTGCATGTACAGCAGTTCATCCATTACTTATTGAGTCTGCTGTTAAGTTTCAATCAAAAGCTTCTAATGAATTGTTTCCTTCAAGCGGCCCTGTTAAAACACAGATTATAGGACAAGCTACACAAGAAAAAGAACTACAAGCTAATCGTGTTCAAAACTTTATGAACTATCAACTTACTGAGCAGATGCCAGAGTATTTTGATGAGTTTGAAAGAATGTTGTTCCATCTTCCTTTGATTGGTTCTGCATTTAAAAAGATGTATTATGATGCTACAGTTAAACGTCCTAAGTCAGAGTTTATACCTATAGATCAGTTCTATGTATCTTATTATGCTACTGATCTTGGTAACGCTGATAGATATACACATTTAATTTATCGTAGCCCTGTAGAAATACAAAGAGATATTAGGGCTGGTGTTTATGAAGATGTTGATCTACCAGAGCCTTCTATGGGGACTACAACTAATTTTGGAGAAAAGTTAGATACTATTATTGGGTTGTCTCCCTCCTCTGACAATGATCCTCAGTATGTTTTATTAGAACAGCATTGCTATTTAGATATAGAAGAAGAGGGAGAACTTCTTCCATATATTGTAACTGTTGAAAAAGACTCACGACAGGTACTAAGTATTCGTAGAAACTATAAGGAAAACGATGCAAACAAAGAGAAGATAAATCATTTTGTTCACTATAGGTTTGTACCCGGCTTTGGTTTCTACGGATTTGGTCTTATACACTTCTTAGGTAATCTCACGATGTCAGCAACTGCTGCAATGCGGTCCCTTATAGACGCAGGTCAGTTTGCTAATTTACCGGGAGGGTTTAAGGCCAAAGGTGTAAGGATGGTTGGTGACAATGATCCTATATCACCCGGCGAGTTCAAGGAGGTTGAAGCAACTGGAATAGATTTATCAAGGGCTATTGTTCCTCTCCCCTACAAAGAGCCTTCCTCTACTCTATTTGAGATGCTACAGTTTGTAGCTGCTGCTGGTCAGAAGTTTGCAGATAGCACAGAGCAAGTTATCTCTGATGCTGCCTCCTATGGACCTGTCGGGACAACTATGGCACTATTAGAAGCATCAAGTAAATTCTTTAGTGCGATACATAAAAGATTACATAAAACACAGAAAGATGAATTTAAAATATTAGCACGTATTGATTTTGATTATCTACCTGATAAATATCCATATGATGTACCATATGAATCTCGTAATATATTTAAAAGAGATTTTGATGGTCGTATAGATATTCTTCCTGTATCTGATCCTAACATTCCATCTAATGCTCATCGTATGATGTTAGCTAATATGGCACTACAAATGGCACAACAGTCTCCACCGGGTATGTTTAATCTTGAAGCACTTAATCGTACAATATTAAATGCATCTAATATGCCTAATATAGATCAAATACTTCCACCAAAGATTGAACCTCAACAGCTTGATCCTGTGTCTGATATTATGGCAGCAACTAAAGGTATACCCATTGCTGCTTTCCCCGGTCAAAATCATGATGCACATATACAAGTAAAGATGGCATATCTACAAGATCCGCAAAATGGTGGTAATCCAATTATGCAACGTATAGCTCCTATACTACAAGCTAACATACAAGAACATTCTATTATGAAATACCAAGAACAAATAAACGGTGTTTCACAAGAAGCTCTAAAACAAGTGCCTGAAAATAGCAGAACACCTTCTATAGTAGAAATGGCTATGGCACAAGCTGCACAAGAAGTTATGAACGCTAATCAAGCAATGGGTAAAGTAGAGTCTCCAGAGCAACAACTTGTTTCTATTGAACAAGCTAAAGTAGAATTAGAAAAACAAAAACTTCAAGCAGATTTAACTGTTGATTCTAAAGAACTAGAACTTAAAAATAAAGAACTTGAGATAAAAGAAACGGCTCAAATTATAGATATGTTAAAAGCCACAGGTCAATCTGAATCTAGAAAAGAACAAATGCAGCTTAATAGAGAATCTAAAGAAACAATTAAACAAGCAGAATTACTAACAAAAGAACAAATAGAACTAGAAAAGATAGAGCTTGAAAAAAATAAAGAGTTAGCTAAATATTTAGTAGAAATGTTAAAGAAACAAATGGATGATGAAAAAGAAATAAAACAATCAACTATAGAAAATATGTTAAATGTAGCTAATCAACAACTGATGGAGATGAGAAATGATGCAGAAAGGTAAAGGATATCTTGAGAATGTAAAAGAAACTGATAAAACTTTTGGTGATGCATATGCTCAAGATGTAACTGGTGGACGTAACATTCGTTCAGCCCTAAATAAATGGGATGATTATTCTTGGAAAGGTGAGGAGAAAGGAACACTTAAATAATAATGGAAATATGGAATGAAGTTGTCTTAGAACTTAATGAAGAACTAGACAAATTAAAAAATAATCTTGGTGAAGGTATGGCTGAAGATTATTCACACTACAGACAAATAGTTGGCTCTATTGCTGGTATACAATGGGCCAGAGATAATTTAACTTCAATTTACAAAAAACGTCTACACATGGAGGATGACGAATAACATGCAACAAGTACAAATGGGTGGGGCATTAAAAAATGATTTATGGATTACTGATCCAGAAGAAAAACCTGATCCATCACCACTACCTGATTTACCGGGCTACCATGTCTTAGTTCGTCCAGTATCAGTAAAAAGTAAAACTAAAGGTGGTATCTTTATTCCTGACTCAACAAGGGAAGACATGTCGTATCTTACCACAGTTGGTCAGGTTCTTGCAATGGGAGATCTAGCGTATTGTGAAAAAGACAAGTTTCCAAATGGAGCATGGTGTGATGTAGGAGACTATGTATGCTATGGAAAACATACTGGAACAAAGCTTTTCTACAAAGGTGTTCGTTTAATACTTTTATTTGATGATCAAATTAGTATGAGAGTACCTGATCCAAAAGATCTTGATCCTACATTTAATTTAACAAAAGGGTCTGCATGATTTGTGACATTTAACTTTTTATGGTA